TTAGTATTCTATTTTATAATAATCACCATTCCAAATATCAGTGTTAAGGTCATAACTACCTCTTTCAAAAACGTAATAACCAGAAGAATATTCTATTGATAAATGTGGTAGGTAAGGCTGGTCTAAACTAAGATTCTGGAATGGCATATCAACCATGCGCAGCCTTGGGGTTAACTGACCTTTAATAACCTCATTAATCAATAACTGACTAATCGGTTTAGCCGTTCCTACATTGCCAAACTTCCAACCATCACTTACTATATATTCTCCGCTTGCATTTAGCACTCTTAATGCGCCAGTCGTAGTCGCAGAAGGCCCATCTCCTAAATAGGTATCAACATCATAACTCACACTTGACTTATCGTCATTATCGTTACCAAATTCCTTTATATCTGCCTGACCTTGCAGTGTGCCATCCGGAATAAATTCTAAATAATTATTAGTCAAATAATATTCAATCGTGTAATCTGCTTTTATATCTGTGCCTGCCTCATCCCTTACCTCTTTCAATCGCATCTCCCAAATATATTCTCCTGTCTCTGGTATTGCTAAAGTATCAAATGAAATAGTTTTATTTATAATTTCTGTACCATCTTGTGTAATTACATCTGTGTTAAATTCCCATTCATAAAAAGATGATTCCCAAGTTGCAGCAGTTAGTTGAAAATTAAAACCATTTGTAAAAGTTATATTTCTCTTTAAGTATTTATTTTCCTTTTTTACTTGCAATCCTGTTATTGTTGCAGTAACTTTTGGAGTTGATACAGAATCTAAAATAAACTTTTGTGTAGATGTAGTAAATATTTTATATTCATAATCTCCAGATGATGTTATTGTTTTAGTAACTCCACCTAAACGCAAACGTAATTCTCCGCTCGTTAAATCTACTTTTATTTTAACGTAGTAATATTTACCACTAACAATGTTTTCCGGATTATACTGCGCAGTGCCACTTGCTGCAGAGGCAAACAATGTGCCGCTTAATTCTGTCCAACCACTACCAAATGTCCAGTCACTCGGATTAAATGTTTGTAATGGTATGGCGTCAATAATAGATGCAACCTTAACGGCATAGACAAACATATGAGGAACAAAGCCAGGGCCACCAGTGTTAATTGAACGCTGATATAAAATACCTGTGTATGATAACTTTGCCTCAGGACTTGTTGCGTCTAAAGTGCCAGTTTGAACCGTTGCGCCATCATTATTTGTTTGATAATTATAAACAATGCCTGCCATTAAATTACGCTTCGCATTGTGATTATATCTTAGTATAGTATTTTTTAAAGCTGAGTAATAAGACCATCTACCACCAGATAATCTTAATAATTTACTTGTACTTAAATCGCTTTGTAAATTTAATAAAGTAAAATCATCTGTAAATGTTCCACTTACTTGATTGCCTAATGCTTTATACTTAAAGTATCTGTGTGTTTTTGGAGAATTATTATATTCATTGACTTGAATAAACCAGTATTGTGATCCGCTAAATATCAACCTTGCACCTAATGCTTGGCAAATAATATTAAGCACATCATAGCAACTTTTATAAATGTAATTACCTTTTGTATCTGTATGGTAAAATGCTCTGTGTTGTATTGCAGTCCTTAAAGCAAAATCATTATTAGCAGAATAAGTTATACTATCCTCATGCCAGTTAAATATCGTATGTAAAACTGGCAAATCATTTGCCACAAGTTCGCTCTGTACAAAATCTAACTGATTAAGACAGTTCAAAATATGTTGTACCACTGTATCTTGACCAAGATAAGGCCCTACTTCACTTTTGTATAATAATGTCTTTAACCATCCAATACCATCAATCGCCTGGATGCTTGCAACAAAACCAAGTTCAACAGGCACATCTTCAAACTCAATTAAATCTGTAACTATATAACCATACCAATTATAAGCAATGGTTGTGTTATCTGCTTTGTATGCGCTTACTTGAATAGTAAATCTTCCTTCAACAGCTAATCCTATATCAGTCATTAATGTTTGTAATGCCTGACTATTTATTAGTAATTGTAATGTAAATTTTGAGCCAATTATAGGAGTAAACCTTTCCTCTCCTTGTTTGCTTTGTGAATCATATTGCAATGCAATATTTGTCGTATCAAAAGTACCGACTGAGCCAGAGAAATTAGCATCTTTTATAGATACAATTATCTTTCTTTTCTTTTCGTTATATACAGTCGTTTGATACCTTACCGCCATTATTGTACTCTATTTAAAGTCTTTTGTGATCGGTTTAACAATATAATCAAATCGTTTCCGCTTATCCTTGTTTCCAATACTCCTCCTCCTCCTCCCATGTCACCAAGCATTGACTTTAACTTTGACAAAGGAGCAATAACTTCTGGATCAACACGAGCATTTCTATTATCTCCAACTAATGCCATTGTCGGTCCTGTTGCCAAGCCGCCTTCTGCAAGTGCAGGCATTTTACTTTTAACTAAACTTGACAAAGCTACAAGGGCAATACCACCTGCAATAGCAACCGCAGGATTAATTGGAGGCTTTAATGCTAATTTAATACCAGCAGCAGTTATACCTGTTTGTATAGCTAACTTTCCAAACTGTGCTAAAGCATCAGCCATTGGAGTAATTAAAGCTTTAATACTAAATCCTGCACCAGATAAAGCATTGCCTAACTGCTCGCCAAAGCCAATGGCTAAATCGTTTAATGTGCTATCAACTATTGTTTTTAAACCTTCATTTAATCTTGCAAAAGAATCTTTTAATAAATTTATTTTTTCATCTGTAACTTGCACTGCATTACCAGCTGCTATTTGAGCATCTTTAAATGCGTTTGTATTTTGTGTTAATCTCTCTGTTTCAGCAGTTGCACTTTTTAATTGATCAGGCAATAAATTTAAGGTAGGCAATAAATTTGTTGCATCCATTGAACCTCTTGAGCCTACTGCACCACCACCGCCACCTCCACCAGTAGAACCTGCATTTGTTGTGCCAGTAGAAATAATACTACCTCCTCCTCCTGTTGCTTTTTTACTTACTGTAAACAATGAAGCAAGTTTGCCTTTTAAACTATCAACAGTATCTCCAATACTTTTAAACTCTGTGGCCACTATTCTTTGTTCCTTTTGATAGGTTGTTAATCCTGTAAGGTCAAATAGATTTAATCCTAATGCTTTTTGTAAATAGTCAATATTTTTTAAAACATTAGCTACTCCTTGCATTACGGAGTTTTTAATGTTTATCCATATATTTTTAAAGTTGTCGCTAAACGCCTTCCAATTATCATAAACATACAAGGCAATAGCACCAATAGCAGCAATGGATGCAGTAACTACTAAAATCATTGGATTGGCAGCTAAATAGCTAAACGCTTTACTTATATTTCCTATTGCTTGTACTATTAATTTTGATGCTCCGGCTAAAGCACCGTATGTGCTTATCAATTTACCTACAATAAATATAATAGGTCCAATCGATGCAGCCACTAAAGCAGCCTTAACGATGAAGCCTTGTGTCTCTGGATTAAGAGCTTTAAATCCATCTACTAAACCTTGAATATATTTACTTAAACTTTCTGCAACCGCTTGTAGGTTCAATGACTCATTTATAGCCTTGCCAAATTCAGCCAAAGAGGCAGTTACATTATCTTTTAAATTATCAAATGTATTACCTAAACCACCCTGCGCCCTTTCTAATTTTGCTAATGCAGATACAGAACGCGTTATAAATTCTTCACTACTTACACCTATTGCCCGTATTCCTTCTGCAGTTACCGTTCCAAATTCCTCTTTCATCACTCTTGCAAACTCTGGCAGCCTTTCTTTAATCTGATTAAGATCCTCCTGTGTAACTTTACCAACTGCGCTTATCTGACTAAGAGCCAATGTAACTCCGCTAAACTGTTCCGCTCCTCCACCAGATCTCGCTACGGCATTACCAAACTGCGTTATTGTTTCCCTTGCTGCATCGGCAGACATTCCTACACTTTGCAAAGAGGCAGAAGCCTGCACAACTTGCGGCAAGGCAAGACCAGGATTCTCTGCAACTTTACGAAGTTTATCTAACTCCTCCTTTGCTCCTTCACTTGTACCCATAATGGCAATTAATCCATTCTCCAGTTTCTCCATGTCGGCAAATGCCTTCAACGAAGCTGCACCGACACCAAGCAATGGCAGAGTAATAGACTGCGTCATTGTGCTGCCGATGTTTTGCATCTGTGAGCCAAACTTTGTCATTCTACTTTCTACCTTGCCAAGTTCACGGGAAAGGCTTGAAACATCAATACCAAGTTTAAGATTTAACTGCGCTGCATTTGCCATTATTACTCTTTATCCCATTTGTCAAAAATTGACTTGTCAACTTCTGATAAACTTCTTTTAGTTGGTTTTGGATTATCATTCTCCCAAGGAAATTCAATCAAATCTTTAGGCTTAATTGACTTTCCCTTTGCCGTATGAACATTTAATAAAAGTGTAGTTTGCCACCTGGCTCTTTCCCACTCAAATTGCTGCTCTATTTCAAATTGGTTATTATAACCTTGCATGGCTATAATAACCTCTCTTAG